AGTTCATGTCCAATATTGGACGAAGTTATGCAACCCATCCCGAATAAAAAAGAACAATAACGTACTTTTGTTAACAAATTATCAATAATGCTTGAGCAGACATTCTATTCTTTGTCTCAATTCTTTGCCAGGCGTGCCGGAATTGGTCGCAGTTCCATTAACTCACATAACTATCAATGGCTTGTCGATAAGCCGGCGTGGCTGTCGCTGGCTAATACGCACCAATATAGGCAGTCAGTGGCGGAGAACCCCGTCTTATATGGCTGTATAGATATCCTTGCCAGTGCAGCCGCTAATGGTAAGAAGTACCTGGTTGATCTGAATGGTAAAGACATACCCTGGAATTCCGGCAAGACAGGAGTTAAGAATGCAAGAAAACTATTTGTCGAACGGCCCAATCCTTTACAGTCTGAAAAAGAATATGATTACGAAAGGGCTTACATGTATTACACCTTTGGTAACAATTATGTCTATCTGAACAACCCATCTGAAACATTCGAGACAGATATCCTGACTGTACAGACAATGTATAACCTACCGTCAGAGTATGTCGAACCAAAGCAGACCGGAAAGCTTTATGACCAGATTGACATTAAAGGTATAATTGAAAAATACGCTTTGACAGACAGAACCCCTGCGAGGGAGTTTGACCCCTCAAGAATCATCCATTTCAATGATATCAATGTGTCCGGTGTCGGCAATGCCATAATAGGATCATCACGCCTTGGTGTTTTAAAGTGGCCTATCACAAACACCCAGCTTGCCTTTGAAGCAATGAACGTGATTCTTGCCACACGTGGTATGCAGGGTATCATTTCAGCAGATAACAAAGATGCTGCCGGTACTCAGATACCACTTCGGAAAGAGGCAAAGGACGAGATCGATAAAACATTCAAAACAGAATATGGTATTAAGCGTGACCAGAAACAGTACCTGATAAGCTATTCTAAAATTGAATACACCAAAACGATCATGAATTCCAAAGAACTTGGTATTTATGAAGAGTTCTCTAATAATGCCATGATCATATCCAATGGGCTTGGTGTCCCTCCTGAACTTTACAAGACCTATATAGCCGGTGCAACATTTGAGAATCAGATACAGGCCGTAAGAAGGCTCTATCAAAATACTGTCATACCAAGGGTTGAGAATGAAGATCAATACTATACTGAACGCCTTAACATGCGTAAGTATGGCTTTGAGTTGCGTACCGATTTCTCACATATTGAAGCACTGCAAGAGGCAAGAAAAGAGAAGGCTGTGTCGCTGAGTATGAATGGTAAAACAGCAGATTCCGCTTATGAAAAAAACCTCATAACATGGAACCAGTATCTTGAATTTATTGACATGGAACCGGTTGCCGGTGGCGATTTGTATAAGTACGAAAGAGATGCAGCAGCTAAACCAGTTGAACAAACGCAAAACGTAGAGGAATGAAACTAGGAAAAATAAAAATATCGGACACTTTAATTCGGGAACAGCCAATGATGTTGCTTCCAATATTGACAAAGTTTGTCCCGATTCATGTCGAAGGAAGGCCACATTACAGAGATTATTTATATACCGGTATATGTGACGACTTTGATGATCTCACTGAGGGGGAATCAATACCTACATACGATTGCACGATTAAACAAGAGGGCAATATAATTATTGAGGTAAAATTTGAAAAAATAAACCCATGAGCAATAAGAAAAAACTAAGCAAAGAGGAGATTAAGAAGCTCCGGGCTTTAAAGCAGAAACAGGTTGATGATCATAAACTTATAAAAAAATAAGGCAATGGAACATTATGGCAATATGGAATTTGCGACCAAAAAGGAACTATTTAAGTTCCTGGTTGAGAATCGGGACAAGCTGATTGCACAGAAGAAGGCGATTAAGAAAGAGGTTGACTGTGCCGTAATTGTTAAGCCTACTCTTGTTTTTGATCCTAAGCTGGCAGCCAATAAAGCTGAAGGCGATATTATTGATCCTATCAACCTGAATTCATTGAAGGTTGTGGTAGTTATCAATACAACCAATTTTCTAGATATGCACATGGACGTTCATCTGCCCGGAATATGGAATAAGAGCTTACAGGACAATAGAATGATCATGCACTTGCAGGAACATGACATGGAGTTTGACAAAATTATTTCTGATGGCGATAACCTGAAAGCATATACAAAGCGCTTCAAGTGGTCGGAGCTTGGATATACCTACAAGGGAGAGACAGAAGCACTGATTTTTGAATCCGATATACTTCGCAAGCGAAACGGATATATGCTCAATCAGTATGCTAATGGATGGGTAAGAAACCATTCAGTAGGGATGTATTATGTCAAACTTGACATAGCTATCAATGATGAAGATGAGCCGAATGAATTTGAGGCATGGAATAAATATTATCCGCAAATAGCAAATCCTGAAATGGCAGATGAAAGAGGCTATTTCTGGTATGTGTTGGAGGCAAAATGTATTGAAGGGTCAGCCGTGCCGATAGGAAGCAATACAGCTACCCCGACATTGGATAATGGAACAGGTAAAAACAACAAACAAAATACGGATAATGAGCCGTCGAGAACTGACACTCAGGATCCTCTTGAGCCGGATGAGTCCACTCAAAAAATTGACTATGAATTTCTAATTAAAAATTTAAAAAATTGACAAAATGAAAGAAGAAAAAACAGATAAGGAACTCCTTTTAGAAGAAATAAAGGGGCTTATCGCCGACTCACAGAAAGATAATGTGACTACAAAAGATCTTAACACTCGCATTGAAGCGGTCAATACGAAGATCACTGAAGCACTTGATAGTGCTGAGACAAAGGAAGAGAGAGATGCTACCGCTAAAGCACTTAAAGAGAGTGTTGATAAGCTGATCGAAGCCACTACAGCCAATGCCGCTGCTATTAAAGCAATGAGCGAGGTTGCAAATAAGAAAGAAGCTGACAAGCCGATGAGCTTTAAGGATGCTCTTATTGCTTCCGTCATGGATGCAGCAAAAGAGGTCCCTGGACTTCTGTCTGATAAGAATGATGATTTCGGACAGCGCAAGTCTCTGAAGGATTATTTTGGGAAAAAGGGAAATCACAGCAGCCCGGAATTTACTCTTAAGGCCGAGCTATTGGAATCTACAATAGTACAGACCAATGTTGCAACTGTCAGGTTAACGGAACTTGATCCTCAGAGGGTAGGTATTCCTTTGACAATCTATCCTCATGTTGTTGACTGGATGCCTTCAAAAACCATCAGAAGACCAACCATGAGTATCCTGGTTGTCTATTCCTATTCAGATGGTGCAGGTACAAAAACAGAAGGAAGCGCATCTACTGTTTCAAGTTTCTTGCTGAAGACTGTTGAGTTCAAGTCATTCTTTATTGCAACATTCTTCACGTTATCAGATGAGACTCTTGACGACCTGGAAGAAGCAATGGAAGAACTTGCAATAACAGCACCTTCAAAGATACTCGATAAGATTGATGGTTATGTTCTTGGCGCTGCAGGGGATGATTCAACAGCAATCGGGGGTATCATATCAGATAGTGTGTCGCCAGTCAAATATACAGCTTTTGCAAGCGGGACCACTTACGCTGCTTCAATACCAAATGCTGATATTATAGACGTTATTGCTACAATGAAGCTACAGGCTAAAAAAAGTAAATACAACGCTGATGTAGTCTTACTGAATTCTACTGATATAAATAAGCTCGCAGCTAAAAAAGATCAGCTGGATAACAGTATCAATGACCGGAGAGTTGTATATAATGCCATTGGCGAGCCTTCAATGGTATGTGGAATGAGAATTCTTACACAGGAATCTATCACAGCTGATGATGCTATTGTTCTGGATTCAAAACAGCTGATGCTTGGTAAGCGGAAAGAGATGACAATGGAGATCGGGTACAATGCCGCAGACCTGACAGAAGGACAGAAAACCGTTGTTATTAAGGTCCGTCTGGCATTTGGTGTGAGAGATCCTTTAGCTGTTATCTACACCAACGGACTCGATGCTGCTGTAACTGCTATAACAATAGTTTAGTCAGGCTGTATTATAAATCATATAAAAAGTAATATAGTTATGAAAAAATTACTATTCTTATTTGCACTGATCGCGTTAACCGTGGTCAGTATTGCAGGGGTTGACCGAACTGCCGTTATGCGTACGGGGTACACTATGCTAAGCAGGCCGATGAGCTTTACTGCGGCTGATTCTATTGTGACAAGTGACTCGCTGGTTATTTCAATTACTAATATCCAGAAGTACCTCCAGCATCAGACGGTTACAACTACACTGACTGATGTTGACGGGGGAAGCCCATCTGTTGTAATTACTTTGCGGGGAAGGGTTAATTCGAGTGACTCATGGCACCCTATTGGAACGGCGGTGACATGGACCACCACTGCGAATAATCCATCAACAATAACATCCACGACACCGATT